ATAAAAGATTGGAGAAATAGAAATGGGTCAGTTTGCTAATCTTCACAAACCTTCAGCAAGAGACATCGCAAAAAAAGAAGCCAAGGCCTATGCAACGGTAGGCAAGGCTGCTGGTAAATCTGGTTCGAAACTGCAAAAACAAGACAAAGTCTACGGCATAACACGTGATCAGTATGCAATGAGTACTGGTGGCACACACGCCAAAAGTCGAATGAGATACTATGGTGATGTTAGAGACTCGTTGATGCGCAACGTCGAGATGCGAAAGCAGTCAAAAGAAGCAGATTTAAGACAGCAAAGTGAAAAAAACATTGCAGGCGTAGTATCTCAAAAGGCTAGAGCTGGCAGAAAAATAGGTACTGGCAGGTCAGCATCGCTGATGGCTGCAATAGAAGGCAAATCAACAAGATATAGAGGGTTATAAAAATGGGTGGGATATTCGGTGGTGGACCTAAGTCTCCTGAGCCTTTCAAGCCAACTAAAGAGCAGCTTGAAGCAGAAAAGCAGACTTTGGAACGAGGTTATCAACAGAAGTCAGAGATAGCTGAAAGAGAAGCGAGAGCGAAAAGAAGAATGGCTGGTTCACGATCATCTTTGTTAAGAGGCTCGGCTCTTGGCGTTATGGATGGCGAAAATCAGGGTAACAAGGAAACTCTAGGATGAGCGCTAAAGCTGTATTAAAAAGGTTTGACAAGGCCAAGAAGCGCAAGATGTCATCTTGGTACTCGCACATGCGTGAGTGCTATGAGTACGCTGTTCCGCAGAGAGAGACTTTTACGAAGCACAATCCCGGACAGAAAAAGAATACACACATTTATGATTCTACCGCTATCATAGCTACACCTATATACGCTAACCGAATACAGCAATCTATTATGCCTGCGGGCAGTCAGTGGGCTAAGCTAACTCCCGGAAGACGAGTTAATGGTCAAGAGATGATTGACTATGCAGGTGAAAGAGTCACGATGCAAAACGCATTGGAAAAAATCACTGATATTGTCTTTGAATACATAAACAGGTCTAACTTTAACGCTAGATGTCATGAGTCACTTATTGACTTAGCTGTATCAACAGCGGTAATGATATGCGAGTATGACGAAGAACAAGGCGATATAGTGTTTGACGCGATACCGCTTAGTAATGTATATCTTGAGTCTGGACCTAAAGGAAAAGTAACAGGCGTATTCTGGGAAAGAAAAGACAACATAAGAAACATTCTTGCACAGTATCCTGATGCAGTCTTACCTGAAAAACTAAAAGACATAGAAAAAACAAAACCTGAAACAGAGCTAGATATTGTCGAGTCGATGCTGCCAGATGAAGGTGGTGAGTATGTCTTAAATGTCATGATTGGCGACGACGTTATTTATGAAGAAGGCTTTGGTGAGTCAACTCCGTTTATAGTTGGCAGAACAACTGTTATCCCGGGTGAGGTATATGGTAGAGGTCCGCTTATGCGAGTCTTGCCAGATATTAAGACGTTAAACAAAATGGCAGAAAATAGCCTTAAATCGGCAGCTTTGGCTGTTGCAGGCGTATGGACAGCTACAGATGATGGCGTAATCAATCCCTACTCAATCACTTTAGCTCCCGGAGTAGTTATCCCTGTAGGCTCAAACAGTGACGAAAATCCTACGTTACGACCTTTAGATATTGGTGGTAGGTTAGACTTTCATGAGATGGAGTACAATCGTAGAGTTGATAACGTCAACAGAGCTTTATTTGCCAAACCTATTGGCGATATTGATGATGCAACTAAGTCAGCGACAGAGATACAGGCTAGGATGCAGCTAGACCTTCAAGACGCTGGTGCAGATTTTAGTCGTCTAGTTAATGAGTTAGCTGGTGGTGTTATTGAAAGAGTTATGTACCTGCTAAGTAGGGAAGGCATAATCCCGCCACTTAAAATTGACGGCGAAAACATTAAGCTAAAATTTACTTCGCCAGTATCACAGCAACATGATAAAGATGAGGCGGCAAACCTTATGAATATCTTGCAAACTGCTGTAGGCATGGGCGCTCCACTTGAGATGCTTAATGAGACTATACGAGTAGAAGCTATACCTACATTCCTAATGGATAAAATGTCAGGCCCTGCTGAGCTTAAAAGGACACCAGAAGAAATTGAGGCTATGCAGCAGCAAAAACAACAAGCGGCACAGGCTCAGGCTGAGTTAGCTATGATGCAGCAAGAGCAGCAAGGCGGACAAGGTGCAGCCTGAGTATCAAGACAGGATAGATAATCCTGAGAAATACCCGTTTATCAATAATGATGACGGGTCTATCTCAACTCACAGAATGTCTTATGCCGAAAGTAATGGTAAGTTTTACGCTTTCCCCATGATACAGATGCAAGATGGTGATCTGAAGTCTTATGAGGATGATAATTGGAGAGGCGCATTTCAGTCTGCAATAGATAATGGCAACTATAAGCGGTTTGATATTGAAGATGAAGCGTCAGCTTATGCAAAAGGTGGCTATAAGTCGCAAGCTCTAAAAGATTGGGGTAGCAAAAATAGTAAAACAGAGAAGTAAAAACGGGGAAACAAAATGAGTGAAGATGTAAATCTTGATAGTCCTGAATATCTCAACTGGGAAAATCAGGATGAGAATATCCAGAAAGAGCAGGATAAAGTAATAGCTGCAAAAAGGCGTAGAGCTGCTGCTTACCACGATGTTTTTTCTAAAACTGAGGCTGGCAGAAACATTCTTACGGAGTGGGTTCAATCTTTTTGTACTAGTAAGCCAGCAGGCCACAATGCAACAGACAGAGAAGTACACATGAATGATGGCAAGCGCGAGCTTGTAAGTGAGATTTTAATTCAAATCCAAATCGGGGAAAAATTATGAGTGAAAGTTTAACAGCAGAAGCAACAGAAAGTAACGAAGACTTACAAGGTGTAGAGCAGTCTACTACTGAGGCAGTCGGTGATGACAACAATGCACCAGCTATTGAGCGACCTGAATGGCTTTTAGATAAGTATGCAACAGTTGAGAGGTCACAGGATGAAGCGATTATCGAGCAAGCTAAGGCATATAAAGAGGCCGAAAAAAGGTTAGGTGCTTTTGTAGGTGCTCCAGAAGAATACAGTCTAACATTACCGGAAGGTGTTGAAGGTGAAGTTGATACTGAGTTAGCCGCGTACCAAGAGTTTATGGAAGTAGCTAAAGAAAGTAACATGAACAACGATACAGCCCAAAGGTTGTTTGAGATCTTTGTTGGTTATCAGCAAAGCATGGTGCAGCAGCTAGAGACTGATTATACCGAACAGAGAAAACTACTTGGTGAAAATGCCGATGATCGTATAAGAGGTTTGGTTTCTTGGGCGGGTAACAACCTTAGCGAGGAACAAGTTGAAGTCATGCACACAATGACAATGACGGCTGATCAAGTTGAGGTTTTAGAGGCTATGATTTCTAAGACAAGAAACAGTAAATTGCCGGGAAGTCAGCAAGCTCCAGCACTGCAAGAGAGTTACTCATGGGATGACTATCATAAGGCAGTAGGAGACCCAAGATATAAAACAGACAAAGTTTTCAGAGAAAGACATAAGAGGCTTGCATCACAGCTAGGATAGAGTTATTATTTAACCTTCATGCCCTTTCGCGTATCTGCCTCACGTGTTAGGGCTTTTTTTTAAGTAAAATTTAGCTTATAATAATTTTACACCATGAAATAATGTATTGGTGTACCCATCTAGCGATACCCTACTTCAAGTAGGCCGTGACACGAAGGGATTAGCGAGTGCTGGTCTACCCGTAAACGGTCACTAGGTCAGAGACGAGCAAAACGTTTTTGATTTTTTTAATTACTTGGAGACAAAGATCATGAGTAAAACTCTATCTTCTGTTGCTCAACAAGAGTTCGATTCTATGGTTAAACACGCTTACCAGTCTGGTGGTAAATTGCGTGATTGCCTAACGTTACGAACTGATGTTGTTGGCGACATTTACAAATTCCGTCGCATGGGCAAAGGCCTTGCTAACCAAAAAGCAAGTCAAGCTGATGTTACACCTATGGACATTTCTCACGCGTTAATTCCAGCTACTTTGGAAAACTGGTTAGCTCCAGAGTACACTGATATTTTTGACGCTGCTGAAGTAAACTTTGACGAGCAACAAGAGCTTGCAATGGTAATCGCTATGGCAATGGGCCGTCGTGAAGACCAATTAGCTATTGACGCTTTAGGTAGTATTCCTGCTGCCGCTGGCACAGCATTAAGCAGCATTGCTGTTGGTGGTGCTGGCTTTACTGTTGATAAAGTACGCCAAGCTGGTGCTGCTTTTGACGCAGAAGGCATGCCAATGGAAGGTCGTTACATTGCTTTCACTGCAACACAGAAGCAACAACTTCTAGGTTCAACTGAAGCAACAAGCTCTGACTACATGAACGTCAAGGCTTTAGTAAACGGCGACATTGATACTTTCTACGGTTTCAAATTTAAGCTAGTTGAAACTCGTGAAGAAGGTGGTTTACCGGGCGCTGGTTCTTCTGATGCTACTGCTTACGCTTTCCATCGTGATGCGTTAGGTATGGCTATCGGTATTGACCAGAAAACAACTGTTGACTGGATTGCTGAGAAAACTTCTTGGTTGGCCAATGGTATTCTAAAAGCTGGTGCTGTAGTTCGTGACGCTCGTGGCGTTATTCAAATTCACACTGACGAAACTGCATAAGGAGAATAATCATGGCATTTAGTCGAGATGGTTTATATCAAGTAGGTCCGGGCGGTTCTGGTCCTCGTTTATGGATTTACTCTAGCGAAGATCCAATCGCTGACGTTAATACTTCTGGTTACTTTAACGGCGCATCAAGTGAGCTTGGTGTTCGTGACGTAGTCGTTGCTATTGACACTGCGACACCTACAACTCACCTTGTAAACGTTCTTAGTAACGCTTCAGGTGTTGTTGATGTTTCTGACGGTACTGTTATCGCCGAAACAGATGGTGACTAATTAACAGTTCCCCGGCTGTTATAGGGGTGGAGCTTCGGCTCTGCCCCGACTTTATTTAGGAGATTTCAATGTCAACAGATGTTCAGGTTGCTAGTAATGCTTTGGTAAGAATAGGTGCTAGTCCAATATCATCATTCTCTGAAGGTGGAGCATCAGGCATTGCAGCTTCAAATCTATATGAGATAACTGTTAAGGCTGTACTAAGTGAGTACCCGTGGTCTTGCAGTAAAGCAAAAAGGCAACTGGCTAGATTAACAGCAGTTCCATTAAACGATTACCAATACGCGTTCCAAATACCTACTGGCACATTAAAGGTGAATAGGGTATATGGTACGAGTAATTACAAGATATTTCAGGATGCAATCTACGCCGACATAAGCGAGATGTATATTGATTATCAATTCAGAGCAGGAGAAGAAACTTGGCCTGCCTACTTGCAGATACTTATGGAGTATAAGTTAGCAAGCGAGTTTGCTCTTATTGTTACAAACAATGAGGAGCAGAACATGATTTACGACACCAAGTACGAAAGGTACATTAAGAAAGCGAAGTACCTAGATGCTCAACAAGCACCAAATGA